CGCATCACGCACGCGACTCTCCTCGCGAGTCCGCAACCACTGGTAACAACGGGCATGGTTTGAAAAAGTCGACGCCACCAGACCAAGCATCTCATCGTAGGTCAGGTGGTCGCATTCGCGATCACCAACCAGTACAGCAAACCCACCTTCATCGCGGCAAACAATCCGCATCTCTTCGGCAACAACGTGCGGAACGCCTTCGTGGTCGATGTATAGCTTGGCACCGCCGATCATCGCGAAGGAAGGATCTTCATAAACACCACAAACACGGCCCATTTCATCAGTAAAAACGGCAGGCAATCTACGCGCGGCACAAAAATTGATAGCCGCAATATGAAACCGACCTACGAATGCCCCGTCCCAGCCGTACAGCCGTCGTTCTCCATCCTCGCTCCACTTCTTGACCAGCTTTCGCCCGTCCCCAGCGTCAACCAAAACCACTTCATCCATCACAGCAACCTTTCAATCTCAACAGGCATCACGACATCGCAGGCGTGGACTAATCGCACATCGCTGCACTTCGACGACAGGAACGTGCGAACATCCTCACGCGCAAGACACAAGGCCTTGAAGCGATCCGTACCTTGCTCAAAACGTATGGGGCTCACCACGCGGCGAGTCCTAACACCGGATGCATCGGTGTAGGTGATCGAAACAGCGAACGTATCTTGTTCACGCATCGCTAGTGCAATCATCCTCAAAGCCAGTGCATCCATGCTGAGATAGACGCACGCGAAAGCCATCGACTGCGCAACGGGTCGAAGAATCGCTCAAGAATCGGCAGCTGCCCAAATATGGCCCCGAGTCACAGAGCTTTACTTGCCCTGCTCGGCAGACCCATCGGATCGCGACTAATTCAGATAGTTCGCGTCCGTTTCATTCATTGCATGCGATGCTAGGCCACCAAATCAGCAGACAGTTTTCGCAGTCGGGTCATGGCTCGGCACAGCTTGTAATTCACTTGCTGGCGTGTGATCCCTAATTCCTCAGCCACTTCGCTGGCCTCCATCTGGCCAAGGTATCGCATACGAATGATGGCCGCTGCTTGGGCTGGGAGCTGCTCAAGTCGGCTCACTAATTCTTGGGCCAATTCTCGATCCTCAGCAACCTCGGACGGTGCCTCTGATTCGATGGCATCATGCCGCTCGATACCTTGCGTCCGCCGACTGTCACGCTTAGCAGCCGTTGACTTGCGCCATGCGGATGTGCGAGCACGATATGCGACACTGATCACCCAAGCTTGGATCTCATCAGCAGTCTGGCCTTCGCAAGATTCCCCGTTGGCCAGGGCATTCATGGCCGTGACCTGGAACAAGTCATCGGCGTCTACTGCTTTGGTCGCGATACCCTTGATCCGGTTTTCGCATCCTACCAAAACGTCCGTGATTTCTGCTGCTGTTGCCATCTGAATTCGCCTTTCGAGGTCCGTGAAGCCAAGTGCCTCAACTGTTCTCTATATGCTACAGTAGTTCGGCCTAGCGCGGTAGTGGGATTCACTCAAAATGGGTCGCATTTCAAAGAAAACAGACGGCCCATCTAGGTGTTCGGTGGTGGACGCCCAATCGAATCGGTGATTGCGCAAATTCCCGAAAACTAGTGGCCGTTGCTGTAGGCTGTCTTGCCCATCATCCGATCTATCACGGTTTCCGGCTTGTGGACCAGCGGTACGCGGATCTTCCGCCCGTCGACTGAGACCACCGCATGGGTTGCTTCCCAAACCTCGCCACGCAATCGATTCATTACCTTGCTGTAGCTCGCCCCGTCATTGCGGACGTAGCCCAACGTGATATGCGGGTTGTATTCGGGGTGGTGGGTCTCGACCGGGAATGAATCGGACAACTTGCCGTTTATCTTCCGCAAGTAATCGGACTCGACAGCCAACTTGGCGACCGAATCATTATCGCGGTTGAAAAATCCTAGGTCACCGACAGATACCTCGATGCGTCGAATCTTGCGGACCTCTGCCACGACCTCTTCGATCGGTGTTCCAGTTATTCCGTAGAGTACCGTCACATGGGGCCATTCTTCCAGCCCCTCTGGAGCTACCGATTCAGCTGGAATCAATCCCTGCAATCCCTTGATAGCTGCCCGCATCTTTGCAGGCACCTCCAACATGATCGCACCTAGCTTGTGTGGATTCTCACCTAGCTTGATCGACCATTCTTTACCCAACGCATGGGCGATTCCTTTAAGCCCCTCATCGACGTTCACAGCCCGATCGTCGAAGTACGCATCCGCATAGATCTTGCCCGAGGTGGGGAAGCCCGCAAGGTTCTCATTCAGGGCATCAAACGGGACTCTATTAGCCTCCAACCACTGCCTGACTAGCTCGTCATTATCCCGGCAGGTAAAGATGCAAATTCGGACTCCGGCACGATCCAGCTTTCGTACGATCTCGATAGACGACCTGATTGGTTCCCCGATCATATCCGGGTCGTACTTACCCAGGACGGCCAACGTCCCATCTAGGTCGACAGCCACGATCGGACTGTCGTCGGCTTTGACCCTTTCCGCCTTGGGGGACGACTTGGGTGCCGACTTGGACATCGATTTAGGCGCCGGGTAGTCGGTTCGGCCTAGCACCATCTCAGGACGTGCTTGTGTGGTTGGGGCGTTCTCTGGATCCTCATCACGGACGAATCCTGTGGATGTCACGCGGGCATCATCTCGCCAGTCACCGAACGGGGGCAGGCCGCGGATTGCACGCCATTCCTTACCGAGCCGACAACCCGCTGCTAGGTCTTGCGTCAACTGCGTCTCAACAACAGCCGGATCATCCATCGGCTGGGTTTCGAACTCGCAGACCATCGATTGCCCAAAGTCCTCAAAGAGCAACGTGAAGTCCTCACCGAGCAAATCCAAGTCGGCTTGCACAACGGTATTGGCTTGGGTGATCGCTGCTGAGATACTTCCGTGGGTCATGTTGTCGGTTAGGCCCACCATGGCAGCTCCTGCGCCGTGGGTGGCTAGGATCACTCGACCGATTTGATCGAATGATTCTTCATATTTCATATCCTTCGGAGTCGTTGTGCTTTGGATCTTGGCACCACCGCCAATGGCAGCCCACTTCTCATCCATCCGGTCGCCTTCGAACTTGCGGTTCATCCGCTTCTCGACCTCATTCAGCTTTTCCTCATCGATGTCCGGATCATCGAATGTCAGCAACGCATGAGGTTTTGGTCCACGCTTCATATGCCGCCAGCGAGTCATGTCGACCATTGTGGCTAGATCGATCCACCAGCCGGCTGCATCGCTTGGGCTCTGGCCATCACCCCTGGATTGTGCATGTGGGTATCTCACCACCGATAGCTGTTCAACAGGGATTACTTTGTTGACCAGTGCACCAAATTCCTTGCGTGCGTACCAACCCAACCCCGCGTTATCGATCTTGATCTCGACACCACCATTCGGGGCCGCTCTGTCTTCACCGGGCATGATCCGATGTGCGATCGACATCGGGATAATCAACCGCTGTACAATCCGGCTACCGTCAATCGATCGACGATTCCAGATGATGCAAGCCCCGTGGAGGTGCATCTGCTGGATGTACTCCCAAATGAAAACACCAATAGATATTCGGCCACCCGGTCTGGATACCAACCGGGCACACCAATGGGATTCGTCGACCACATCGGCCGCTCCGTCTTGGGCAAGATTTCGCCACTTGGACCCGTATATCGACTTGGCTTTGGCACGCTTGGACTTCGCATTGTGACTACCGTCATAGACATAGTGGTGAGACCTTGCAGCTTGCCTAGCTATGGCAGTGATGCCGAGATAGTTCCAGCCGTTGAACGATTTGACTTCACCTCGTGGATTAGAGCTTTCTTGTCCAAGAGGCGAACCGGAAAGGGCAGCGGATAGCGTCCGGTTAAACGCCTCATCGAATGCCTGTTGCTCGGCTGCTCTTTGCTTCTTGATTTCGGTCGGGATCGGTAGACCCATGGTCTGGCCTCATATAAATCTTCGGGGGACGGGAAGTAGATTTGTGAGGTTAATGGATGGCCACTACATAGGGCAGATTTGGCATGGGCGCAAAAAAAGGGCCGCTACAGCTCGACGAGAACTATAGCGACCCTCCTCAAGGAGAACTCGAACCGTGGTTACGATGCCACTCACGGCTAGGCAGTGACCGCCATTCCCCGACCAGCGGACAGACTCAGTCTTGCGATGCGGATAAGCGATTCGCAATACCAGCCCCCCGCAAACATCTAGGCCGGACACTCAGACGGGCAGACCGTCGTGTGTCTCACCATCGAGCAGTCGGCCTGCGGATTTCGGTCAATAGTTTCTTCATCTTCAATGCCATGCCTTTGGTCAACTACGATTGCGTTCAACCAAGTAGACGCACTGCCCTGCCACCGATTGCGCGTCTAGGAATTGCTTGCCCTGAAATACCGCCCGCAGCAACCATCGCTGTGGTCGACAGTCATCGTTGGATCATTGAATCCCGAAACTACCTCGCACTCTGGGCAGCAATAATCGGAACCGGATTCGATTGGTCGATCGCAGCCAGCTGCTACGCAGATGACATTCGTTCGCGGACGACTCACCAATGCTCCTTTTTTCTTATTCTTGGTTCCAATCGTGCCCTCCAGGCAAAGATGAGCACCCGCAGCCGCATCGATCTTGTCCTTCAACTTCCCGTTGGGAAACTGACGCATCTGGGTCTTAAATGCAGGGGTCCATGATCCACGGACGATGTAGACATTGCCTAGCCTGACTTCTCTCGCAAGCGGTGTCGCCCTAGCTTCTTTGTTCCCCACGGGACTGATCGCCTCGAACTGGACGCCCTGCATCCGCTTTTCAGTCGACCTCACTGAGACCTTACCTCCGCTTCCACCCTCCTCCTCGATTGCAAGTCGATATCGATCGAACCCCCATACCGCTAGATCCGCGTCCTTGCAAAGCACGATCTCATCTTCGACGCGGTCCACATCCCAATGCCCGCTGTGGTCGTCCAAGATGTAGTAGTGGATCTTGGGAGGGTTGAATACGGATTTCTCGCCAATCTGGCGACTGTGTTTGCCAATCAAAACACCTGCCGTCTGACATCCTCCGTCTTTTGTTGCCGCCTTATCGAAGAACCTAACAACCTCATCCAGGTCGGCTGGCACTTCGTCCGCATCGATCTCAATCAGATTGTCGGCCTTGAACATCGTGCCTTGGACTTCGACCGGGTTCTGTTGCAATTGGGCATGGGCATCATTGCCAAGGTCCATTTCCATATCAGCCACAGTGCTTTCTGGCAGTCGTAATGGGTCGAGCAACTGACCGGGTTCGGTCCGATACTCACCACCGAATCCACGGTCTGGCATCGCTATTGCCGGATCATATCGCATCGGGAATTTGACAATATGCCATCGCCCTTCACGCCCCTCTGCTGTGTCAATTGCGTTCTGCTCCTCTGGGATCATCAACGGGCCTGAAACCGAAAGATGCTGACCACAGAGAATGTGCCGGACACTCGACACCCCACTACCCGTATCGTCGACGACAGTGCGGGCCTTACCTCGGGTACTTACGGTCTTGAAGTACCAGTCCCGCAATTCCTTGATCAGACTCGCGTTATGGGCATCAATGGCCTTCAACGGATCATCCCATATGAAGTAAACCGGGTGATCTCCAGTCAGGCGCTTCTTGTACGTCTGGCCCATCCGCCACCCCCCTTGAGTCAACCGATAATATCCCTTTGCATCAGTGTCGTCCCGAAACGTGACTTCCGGCCAAAGACTGCGATACCATTCCGTCCGCATCAAATCGCGTGAGTCAGACGCATCTCGCTTCGCCAGCCCGTCGTCATAGCCTACCGACACGATCCCAGCACCCGGCGTCTGAGACCAAACCCATGCTGGGAATACACATGAAACCAAAGTCGATTTCAAAACACCTGGGGGTAGATTGATCGACAGCCTACCAATCTTGCCTTCAAAAGCCGCCTGGAGATGGCGGCACACGACCGGGATGTATGGCTCCCAAACAAGCTCGCCCATAGCGCGAGGAACATGCGGCCACGCCAGCCTAAAGAACGTCTCGAGCGAACGGCACGCTCCCTTAGTCGCTATCCGAAGTGCTGGCACTTCCTGCAGCTGGCGTGGCGTGGCCCTGAATGGTTGTGGCGTTTTTTCCATACTTGACTAGAAACTCAGTCTGCTGCTCGGGGCTCATCTCGTTCACGAACTCAGCCAACGTATCTCTAGACCCCACGTTGTTGTTGATGACCACCGTGGGAGCCTCATCCACAATCGATTTGGCCGTCTTGATCGCATCCATCCTCAGTTTCTCGACCGCAATCAGACCCTTAGACGCTCGGTCTTTCTCACGATGGGTCGCTTCCGGATCATCAATCACGTGCTGAAAATGGGAGACGACTTTCTTCCGCATCTCCTGCGGAATATCCCACCCCTCGGTAACGGCACGACAGAGCATGGTCAACTCCCGGCCTATCAGCTTCACTTCCGAATCGTCGTCTGCCATCTACCTAATACCCCCTAGCCCCGAACCTAAGCAATGCGTTTTGTGCATAGTAGAGCACAAAAGCCATGCGTGAGGCAAATAGCTTGTTGCTTGCGACACACACCTCAACCACGCATCTGACCCGTAAGACGGTGTTCCGCTTCCTCAACGGTTGGAGCGTATCGGTAGCTGAATAGATACGCGTCTTCGTCCGTCTCAATGTAGAAGTCCCGCAGCACGCTTATTGCTCGAAAACCCAAGGCTTTAAAAGCCAATTGAGCATCTAAATTGGTCTCGCGAACTTCGAGCATGATTCGATTCCGATCCTCTACCGACAACTTGCCTTTCAGCTTGTTGATCATCGCTGTGAATACGCCTAGCCACTGGTATTCCGGCCCGACTGCAATGTTGAGTAAATGCAAGCGGTTCTTGTGCAACTCATAGAGCATGAAGCCTGCCACTTGGCCGTCAATCTCAGCCACCATACCAATGCAATTACGCTGCATCAGGCACCTCACGAAATCGTCTTCACTCCATGGGAATTCGAAGCATCGGTTTTCGATCCCTAACACGCTGGGCATGTCCATGCGAATCATCCAACGAATATGCACTGCACCATTCATCACAAACCACCCTTTGAATCTACTTGCCTTCGTATGACTTGGAATTCCCAAGCCTCACGTAGACGGGTCAGCCTTCCGATTTCTCGAAGTTCGGACCTTTCTGGCAACCCATGAGTATCACTGTTGAGGATCGCATCCCGGCGTGCTTGGACTTCCGACCACGTGCGAAAACCACATCGCCGAAGATGCGACCTGTATCTGATTCCTCTATTGCGTCCCATCACTGACCCGGAAGGCTACGATGTCCGATCCCTCATTCTCGTGTCGCCAGCAGTAACTACCCGCCGACCGCTCTGTCTGCAAACCACCGGAATTGAATGCAACCTCGACCACTGAATCAGACGCAATCGGGCATTCACCACTGCGCCAACTCAGCCAAGAATCACCGGGATTGATCCGATCTGTGCATTCCTGACCGGGTATTCGCATCGATGCCGTGCTTACAACCCTCTCGCCACCTTGGGATCGATGGAGGTATCGCAGGCATTGCTCACGAATCTCGCATTGTGAATCGTGGCAGCGGCAGACATCATCGGGTAGAACCCGTCCGCGTATCGGTTCGCTCATCTCAAATCCTTTTTGGTTTCCTGCATTTTCTGACTCGCCACCAACTCGCAGCGAACACAACGCTTCTCAGTGATCAACGCACCGCACCCCATGCAGCGTGGGAAGTTCTTGCGTATCTGTCTCGACAGCGCTGGATGCCCCCGACGTGTTGCTGGCTTCAATAGAGGCATGTCGACTGGGAAGTGATGGCCAATATGTGATTCAGCCGGTACTGGTTCGAACGATTCATCAACCGCTAGAAGATCACTCAATTGCTTTTGCGCAAGCCCGTAGCGGCTTGCAATCTTCTCGACCGTCCATCCACGCTCATACAGGGCAACCAACTTGGCCTTGTTCGCTTCGGACAGCTCATTGATGTCTTTAATCCTGCCCATATCAAACGTCCCACGTGCAAACCGTGTAGCCCGCCCCGGCCATTGTTCGCCTGTCTTGCTGATCTGGCTCGCTTTGCAGGCCATCGACTAACGCAAGGGCCTCACCGAAAACCTGAATCTGCTTCTCCATCCGCTCAATCACTTCGCTACTGATTTGAATCTGTGACTCAAACCAATTGACCACCAAACCAAACCCACTGCCATCCTTCGGGGCCTTATTCTGGTTCTTGACCTGATCGAGATCCTTAGCAAGCCGCTTGGTTATTCCTTTGACACGCCCGCACTCCGCCTTGGCCTCAGATCGCTTGCGGTCCAAATCAGACCGCATGGCCCGAAAGACATCTTTGGCCCCTCCAGATACAGCCGACTGCAAACTCGAAAGCATGATTTCTTCCGCCGCACTCATGGCAGATTTTGGGTTAGGGATCTCCCCGCTACGGTCGTAGCTCTCGCGATCCTCTGTATTGATCAGTACCCGATGGGCCTCGTTGACCCTCCGGAATGCCTCACCATCTCCACCGTTATCAGGGTGACTCTCACGGGCCTTTTTTCGATAAGCTCGTTTGATCTCCTCTGCTGTCGCATCCTCATTCACACCAAGTACATCATAGAGATTCACGCTACCACCTTTTGCATACTTGCCACCAAAGACTTGGCCAACGCCATGCCCATCGCATCCGAGGTGTCTGACAACGCACTCAGACCGTCTGAACTGAATTTGCCGTCAATCGCCTCGCTGGCCTGAATCTTGGCACCCATTAGATTCACCATCTTTTGCTCCAAGCACTCTTCGTAGTGAAAGTGGATGACCTTGCAGGGCAGTTCCTGCCCAATCCGAAACGCCCTCCCACTTGCTTGACGCACTACCGACGTCTGCATGCTTGTCTGGTAGAACGCCAAGGTCGGAAAGTTGTAGAGATAACCTCCCCTTGGATCTCGCTGGAAGAAATCCAAACCGACTGCCACCAATCGTGGGTGCGAGATGATGCAATCCACACCCGGCGCGTGCTTGGCAATCCATTCCTCGCGTTTTTTTGTTGGCACCGCCCCCGATCGCAATACCGCTGTCCGAATCCCAACCCGCTCTAGCTTGGCCTGTAACAAACGCTGGACATCTCGCTTCTGCGTCATTTCCGCAAACACCCAACACTTCCTACCCGCCGATACTTCGGATCTCACTAGGTCGATCAATGCACGATCCTTGGGCCAAACCTGATCTTTAAGGCTTCGTGGTTCGATAATCTCCCGCCATTGCTGATCCTCATCTTCGTAGCCAATGGGGCCGTATCCGTTCGGATGGTCCGGATAGTCAATCATGCATCGAATCAACTGCGAGATAGCACGCATGTTGCCGCTCTGGATCAATTCATGCATCGCCGATGCGGCTGCCTCTTCGATTTCCCGATAGGCAGCAAACTGCTCGGACTCCATATGCACTGGCGAGACCCCCCGCGTAAACTGGGGCAGGTCGTCGCAAATATCTTCGAGTCCTAGGAAGACACACTTGCCTAGCAGGTGGTCGCCGAAAATAGTAGGCATTACTCCCGGCCTGACTTTAACCGTCGTCCGGCCCTTCGAGCCTGAGGACTGACGATTGCTATAGGTCGGTACCTTGGTGCGAATCGTCTTTTCAAGCCGTCCGTATTTCTTCGCGAATTCCGATGTCTGGCCATACTCGAAGCCCATCGTTTGCAGGCTTGTTGGTGCCGATCGCCACAGCAGATGCATGATCCCGTGTGCATAGCCATTCACGTACGTACCCGTGAGGGGAATGACGTGTTTGCACATGCTGACGATCTTGCTCGCAGCTATCGCAATTGCGGTGTTGCTACCCGATGCCTCATGGACTTCGTCTATCACGGCATAATCGAACATCCCTCGCATCTTCTTGGCCGCGTAGGTTGCGATAGGCCATCGACTTGGCTTGGCCACCCACTGCCAAAGCGGCTCCCCACACGTACTGCAGCTCGTCTTGGTATTGCCTAGATCATCGAGGGACATGGGCTCTAGCCCCGTCTCATCGCCCACGATCTTCTTCATCGGACGGGAATAGCATCGACCACATGCCAACCCGTTACGCCTGACCACAACGGACGGCTTCCATGCTGGGGCCAACTTGGCCATCGATTCGCTGACGATGTAAAACTCAGCACCAATCGGCGCGGCCCTGCAAGACGCCAGACGCACTAGATCCGTATACCGTTCTACAATCTGAACCCGTGCTTGCGGTACGATATCGAGCAACTCTCGCTTCCACTTTCGGGGCAGGTGTGGCGGGCACATGACGATACACCGATAAGGACGCCCCCTGGCGTGCGTGTGGACCGCTATGGCCGCAACCGTCGTCTTACCGGAACCGAGTGCCCCAACCATGTTGACGGTCTTTTCGCCTGCCCTCATGGCCTTCACCAATGCTGCTATCGCATCGGTCTGACCTCTCTTCGGTTGCCTTTTCGTCTCCGCGAAATCAAATGCTTGACCCCGGTAATGAAGTGGCTCATGCAGCTCATCAATACGGTCCGACAACGCATCGCTGTATCGATGCAAATACTCACTGACGCTATTCACTAGATTTTGATCTTTCGTTTACTAAGCAGCCCGCTGACGAGCTTGTCCATTCGCTGACTATCGAATCGCGCAATCCGGGCCTCAATTCCAAACCCTCCGGCTTGCCGCACTAGTGCAAACCTCTCTACCGATTCAGCAATCGATTCCTGCCATTGGTCCATCAATGGGGTCGTGATCTGATCCCCTTTGCAATAATCCCAAAGTGCCTGCTCATATCCGCCAACTAGCAACTGAGGGTCCTTGCTAACGATCAAGACCTGTGCGGTAGAAAACTTCGGTAGCCGAGTAATTGCCACGCTGTAACCGTGCGGGCAGTTCTGCGAATGGCCAACCGAATCACAATAGACCTCGAAATCGAGACCACCACGGACCATCGCCGCGATACCCTTAGCCACATTCACCGGTGCGGCTAGATGAGCGATCAAGAATCTTGGTTGTCGCTCTTCCGCTACCGCATATGCCTTGCACTTTGCGGGGTGAACCAGCGGGGAACCACCGGATCGCCATCGCGTAAATTTGATATCCCTAAGCACCCACGATCTCCTTAATCTTGCCGCTCTGATCGATCGTCCGAATTACCAACTCAATCTGCTCTGCAACCACCTTTGTTTGGTGCTTGCCGTCACTGCTCTGGTCGATCACCTTCTCGGTCTTCCGGCACGTACCGCGTACCACATGAGGTTTCTCGCCCTCTCGCGAGACCTTGCCGTTCAGATGACCGGCTGCGAGCAACAGAGCCCTGTGCCCGTCACCTAGCTCAAGGGGTGGCCTTACGTTTCGGATATTCCGGTAACCGGTCCCCACCAACGATCTCAATGCGGACTCAGTGTCAAGCAACCTTTCCAAATCGCCATCGGTGTACGATGTCTTTTCTAGATCGAAAACCTGCCCCGGGACGGTCCGGTACTCAATGCCAGTACCCTCAGCCCGCAGGAATTCATACGGCAGGTTCGATTGAGTCGGCTTGGCCTTTTCTCGCTTCACAGCCGTTACAATCCGCTCCCCATACTTGTCGCACCCCTCAGGCGGACGAACGACTTCTACTGACTCAAAATGGGTCCACAACGCCGTCCGCATATTCACATCGCGTAGCTTGCGAACTGGGACCAGCATCACCAACACGCCACCGGCCGCTAGATACCGTTCCGCTCGGGCCAAGAATGCGAACTCACTGGAAACCGAACCACCTAACTCGTTGTCGTACGGTGGGTTGATAAAAAGCAGACTAACCTTGCCCGCCCCGTATGCCGCGTGAAAGTCACTGCAAAGCGATAGCCGTGATGTCGGTAGATTCTGCCTCAGCTGATCGGACCTCGTCAGATCTAACTCACAAGCAATGACTCGAGAGAGTGGGACGTTAATCAATTCAGCCAGTTGCTTGATCGCACTGCCATCACCGGCACATGGATCCATCAACGAAGTCCCTGGGACGGCATAGATACGTTCCGCGATCGCTTCGATGGTTGCGGGCGAAGCTGGAAAATAGCCAAAATTGGTTTGGGAATTCATGCGAGCCATTAAAGTTCTAGCCCCACTGCACACGACTTGAATATCTCTTCCTGCTCGCGAATGTCCGATTCGACCCTATCAGCCTTTTCCAGCACGTTTTCGAGCATCGGTAATTCCAGCTCCGTCACTGGGATATGGACGTTGAGCGGTTTGACCGACCCGACTCGGTTTGAACGCTTCACACACTGGTGATAGTTTTCGTAGGAGTCCTGGACTCCGCTGAAAACCTGACGGGTTGCGATTTGAAGATTCAATCCGAACCCCAGAATCTTCGCCTTGCTCGTGAGTACTTTTGACTCCCCAGAAATAAACCGGCCAACCACACTCTCTCGCCTAGCAATCGAATCGCTGCCACTAAGAGACTCGCCACCCAGCGCCGCATGGGCCAGCTTTTGCTCTTGATCGTAGATGCACCAAACCAACGTTGATTCTTCTGGCCACTGCTTTATCAGATCCGCCATAAACTCCGGTTTGTTTGTTTCAAAATCTTGGCCATTCCAATGCCCCTTAGCTACCTGACCGTAAGAGCCTCGCGTCTGTATCCCACCGGCGCGAGTAGGCACCAATGCACCGAGATGACTGTGCACCCAATCCCACTGCTGTTTCGTCAGATCCACATGATGGATGTGCGTATGGATTGGCGGCAGAGTCCCCGCATTGTCTTTCCACCCATAAATGCCTGGATCGCTCAGGAAGATGCACCAATCTGATAGCGATCGATAAAACGGCTTCAACGCATGGGGCTTCAGTTCCCAGCGGTTCTGAGTCTGACCACGGTTTACAAAGAACGAGGCCAAAAACGAATTGACCGTCGGATATCTATCCATAAAAACCGAATGGTTCGCGTACTCGATTCGATCATTTGGAGCTGGCGTACCCGTCAGGCAGAGCTTCCAATCGAGCCCCTGGCCAAGCCGGATGCAAATACTGGCGTAGGTCGCACCTGCCGACTTCAGAATAGATGACTCATCGAGCACTAATGCGCCAAGGTTGCCCGGTCGCGTGTCCTTCTTTAACGCTTCGTAATTACAGATCCCAACTGCATCGCCTTCGCTATCGAGCCACTGTTGCAGGTTTGCCGCCGTCACTCGCTCAACCGGCATATCGTCGCCGTAGAACTTAGCGGCCTCTGCAATCATCTGCCCCACAACCATCGGGGGAGTGAAAATCAAAACCCGTTTTTTTCGCCCCAGCAATTCGTTGACGTGCTTTGCGTATCCGAGTGCGATCAAGGCCTTACCGAGCCCGCACGCTGCGAACACGCTAAACTTCTGGCGACGAATCGCCATGCGAGTGATTGCCCCTTGATAATCGAACATGAATGGATCAGGGGAGTATTCCGAGCCCACACCCGATGATGGCTTCCCACCCAATAGATGAGCATACCGGTCAGGGATCGTAGCGACGGTTCCGGTAAGCCGAAACCCAGGCAGGGTCTTTGCCGTCAAAAACTTCTTATAGTCCGCCACGCTGGATGTATCGAATCGGATTTGCACCTAAACCACCTCCGACGAAAAGAGCGAAAGTTGGTCGTCGCTAAACGCATTAGCCTTCGCCAAGTTACCCCTAGCAGCCGTTACATACTCGTCCTTCAGCTCACAGCCGTAAAACCGTCGACCAAGCCGCAATGCCGCATAGCCTTCCGATCCGATTCCCGCGAATGGCGAAAATACAATCTCATCCGGATTCGTATACAACCGCACTAGTCGATCGACCACCGGCAACGCCAAAGGGCAAACGTGCCGTGTATCGTCTTCGCCCTTTGCTTCCTTAGTGTTGAGCGTGTCCGACATACGAACGCCATCCCAAGTACCCTCCGCCCAACTGATCCAATCATTGCGGCTCACATCCCCACCCGAATTCACCGGCACCGCGTTATCGCCCGGCGCCCGGAACTTGATGAGATAGTCATTGAGGGTCCCACGAATCTTTGCCCGATCGGCCTCCAACCCCGCAAACTGCAACTCCCGGCTGCGAGTCCGCACCGCCTGCTCTTGGGGATTACGACGAATAGCCCAATCATATTCATAGACGAGCCCAGAACGCTCACCTAAGCGGATGTTAAGACCACGGAAGTCATTCAGGCCTACTTCGCCACATCGCTTCATACGCGGTATCTGGACCACATGGACGACACACACCCGACCGGGTTTAACCAACCGAGCAAGCTGGTTGTAGAAGAATGACAGATGTAGCCTTGCGTCCCCACCTAGGTCCTCGCTATTGCCTATGTCGTTGACCGACCCCGAATAGGCGTAGACAGATGGGAATGGTGGCGAAAACACAGCCAGATCGACACATGCATCGGGCATTTCCGACATGTGCTCAATGCAGTCACCATGATGCAAATACCACTGTTGGTCTGGATCTAAAATAGGCAAAACGATACCCCAAGCCGAACACGGCGCAAGAAAACACGATCAAAGAAACTCACGAAAGCAAACGAGCGACAATGCCGCCCAAGTAGCTAGACGCACTTGGGAAACAATGATTGCGCTGGATCATTCGTCATCGAGGTAATCAATCGTTTCGAATCTTGCTGCACACTTTTCGCACACTACGTGCTTGGGGATTCCGTACACTTCAAAATCGCCCCAATCGTCTGGCAGGCCCTGCCAATCTTCGATGTCGTGGATAAACCGATAAGCCTCTTCTCGCTCGTCCTCATCCACTTCCATCACGTCAGGCAGTGCAAAATTGCGACGAGCACAGGTCTTGCACGTCCAGTAATATGCGACGTTCAAAGGGACCGATTCCATTTGCGTATCCATCATGTTGCGGGGTCAATAACTGCCTTCCACAACCATGGATGCAACACCACACAATTCAAAACAATCACTAGTCGGAAAACGAACCAAGTTGAATCGTTCCTGTTGCTGTTTTCGGAACGGTAACGACGCTCCGCAACTGTTCTGACTTGGTCCATACCTCGTAGGTCGCGCCGGGGAACATGTTGCTGAAGCACGCCTGACCACTCGCGTCACTGAGTATCTTTCGGACGGCCTTACTGTGGTGCTTGCCAATATCGCTGCGATCGAACCTAGCAAACCGAAGACTGACTTCTACACCTTCAGATGTTGAGCCATCTACAAAGCACTCCCAGCAACCAGTCACAAAACCTGGATCGCTCACCACGGTAGGTATTGGCGTAAGCACGACCGGGAACGTTTCGTCGCTATCCACAGTGATCGTTGATCCGTTGTAGCTATGGCCCGCCGCCACGACCGCGGCAATGTAATCATCATCGTCGAGATTAAACGTAACTAGGCCGTTTGCGTCCGTTGTGGCCGTAAACGTTCCCAGATCGCTAGTGAGACGCACGCGAGCCGATTGCACATTGATAGTGCCATTCGAAACTTCGAGCGTTACGGTACGGATGCCGACCCCAGCGAGTGCCGCGAATTTTGCATCGAAATAATCAGTCGCATCAACGCCTTCGATTGTGATGACGTTGGTCGAGTCACCACTGCCGAAAACAGTTTGAAAAGCACCCATTACGGTGTATCTCCTATTTCAATATCGTCAAAGTCGGCACCCGTACCTAAGTTCGTCCAACGACCTGCAAGCGCTTCACGGATAGCCGCTTTGCTTGTAGTTGCCAAGATTGCTGCCGTTGCTGCTTCGATTGCCTCGATGATTGCTTCGGTGTCTACCGAGGAAGGCTCCGATCCACTAGTCTCGGAAGTAGTTACGGTTGCAGATTGGTTGAACGCAGCATCTAGCTGAAAGACGCCTAGATGGTATGTCGTCTCATAAAGAACCGTTTCGCTTCCGAGAGAAATCACCCCAGTTGAGCCAGGAGCCACGGTTTGAGAAGCTGACAGAATCTCCCCATCGCTTGGAGCTGATCCGGCTTTGAGTAAATAGTAGATCAGGCCGTTGGCTTCGTTTGTCGATACAGAGAGCGTTGCTGTCGTGCCCGTGATGCTAATCGTTGGGCTGCTAAGTGTTGGTGCTGTTACGTCAGGTTCCGGCTGGGTTGAATTATTTGTTACCGAAAATCCTGTAACGTCAACCAAAGCATTATCGGAGTCATCGAGAATTGCAGCACCGGCCAATGATGCTGTGAGCGTATCTGTTGAGTAGGCAATTCGGCTGAGTGAGTACGTTAGTTCGTCCGAGCCACTACCCGATACATACGTAGCAACGATCCCTGCTGTCGAAAACACGGGGACGGTTGTACCTGTGACCGGCTCGGAAAATTGCAGACTGGCTGTTGTCCCGCTCGATTGAATCGTAATCGATTCTAGGGTTGGTGCTGTAACGTCATTATTAGCAAGAGGCGTAATCGTAGCCCCTGCTGTTCCAGCTTTATGCGTTAACTGCCCTTGCATATCTGCTCGGAACTCAGTGGCGTCAACCGTGTCGTCGTCAGTGATTGGGTAAACCCAACCTACCGAACCCTGGAGTGTAAAAGTCCCAATTAAAACTTCGTTTGGCAAAAACGGTGACACAGCCCCAGATCGAAAATTAACCCCGACGTTGTTTTCGCTCATTAACACGCCTAGGTTAGACTCAACATTTGGAGCTGAATCTGCGACACCAACAATGTTTCTCGATGCCCACACCAGACCGCCGCTAATGATGGCTTGGTCATTTTGTAGAGGTTTTTCAGCAGGTCCAACAAAGGTGTTCTTTTCTGCATAAACTTCAGAATCACTACCTGCTACTATGCCTCTGATGTTTTTAGTTCCGCACATGTTGTTGATAGCGGAAATGATAAGATTATTATTCCAGCCATTGTTTGAATTGATGACAAACTGTACGTCAGGGTAAATCGAATCATCGACGTTTGTATTGATTCCATCGGCTAGGACGCAATTGTTTTCTAGAACCACTCTAAAGTCAGTCCCCAAATCGTATTCTGCTGAATAGTCAAAAGTAACATTGCCAGAGACAATTCCTGTCCCGGTTCCAGTAGGTGGGTTTTGGGGGTCTATCAATCCGTCCCCTGTAACTGATACCACTTCGTACAGTCGGTTTTCTGAAGCCGTAAAACCGATTACATTTGGAAACCAAGCTACATTAGAGCTTCCGTTCAATCCCGCCGAACCTGTCGGGTAAGCGGCCCCGCCTCCTGTCGTCCTTCGAATCTGAAGATAATCAGCGTGCGGAACTCCGACGGTAGCGATTTGGCTCAGGATGTCAGGTTTATCCCATGACGTACCATCTACTATTTCGCAGTAGGTGATATCGTCGTCGAACACACCTCGTGGAGTACTGAAACGGAAAGCCGTAGTTAAAGCATGGAAATCACGCACAACTTGTCTGTAGGTATTGCCGACAAGGCTAAAAATCCGCCCTCCGGAAATGTTCACACAATTCGACACACCATTGAACTCACAATTGTGGATGGCAATTTGTTCGCAAAATTCAAACCCAAACACATCGGACCAATCGGCCCAGTCATCAATATCAAATCCAGGTGCATAAAAAGCCCCAGCTCTTAGTTCCGAAAATCGAAGCAATGTGTAAGGTGCTGATCCGATACCGCCATTAAAAGTATACTGACCAGCACTATCGCCCCACGGGTTGATTTTCAATCCCCGAACATGGCATTTGCGAAGAAGCATGTTGTCGATTTCACACTCAATTAGTGGATCGTGCCCTGTATCAGGCTCTATCAACAATCCGCCTGCCCCGAAATCTTTCTTGTTTAGAAACGCTGTCCCGGTCCACGTTCCGTCTTGCACCCGGATTCGATACCAGCTAGTTCCGTCAGGCGTCAATCCATTTATTTTGTCTCTTAGGTCAGTTGTGCTAGTCGCTGTTTGATCCGAGTCAAATGCTTGGTCTTCGTATCCAGGCCACAATTCTGCGTAGATGACTGCTCGGGTGATCGCTCTCTCACTCAGAGTTCGGCTAGTTACGTCTGAATACAGCCCAGTAACCGGTCTGTCAATAGCTGTTGCGGTCAAGACGAAATTAGTATCTTTCGTTTCCAAGTCGGTTGTCTGCCGAATGGTTACCGTATCAGTCCAATTGTCTGGGATGCGAGTCCCCGTAGTTACCAGATAGGTCGATCCGTTTCTATCTTCGAGGGCAAGGTAAGTAGATGACGACCCCAGAAGAGAAAAAGCTTGAGCACCAGTAGGAGACGAAATTTTTCCGATTTGGTGACCTTCAGGCTCTTTAGCAAAGATTGTTCCATCATGAACACCGCTATCTGTGGCGTTGCTCAACACTGCTGCGGATAGTGGAACGACTAGTTCCTCAAAACCGAACGTCTGCAAGTAGAGAATGACGTTATTGCGTTCAATCTCTATAAAGCTTTCTGTGATTGTTGCTTCTACGTAGTCGTTATTTGCCAACCAATCAGCTCGTGTCCGAACAGTACCACCAGCATCGAGCGAGCTGCCGGACGGTACGCTAACCGATGCTACGCGGTAAATTTCCCCTGCGGAGTTTCCTTGATTTACAAGGATCCCCGTGCTGATAGTTTGATTCGCGATTCCACTGGCTGAGCGAAATCGATAAGTACCAGGGGTTAAATCTAGGCGGAATTTAATAAAACCAGTATTTGTACCATTAAAACCTGCAAATTTCGGGTCGACGCTTGAGCTTCTGTTCGAATCTGTAGGTGCACCGTTTGTCCAGCCAAATGTTATTCCGTTTCGAGTAGTAGGATAAACATCACTAACGCAAAACGTATCGCCTGCATCATCGGTCGTGTATATTTCTGAGTTCCGAAAGTTGATGAATTTGAATCCGGTTTCTATAAAGTCTATGCCATCCGTTACCGTAATCGTAAACGCCTCGGAATAGTCATCGGTGCCATCGTTGACGTTGATACGCACTGAGTAGCTAGACTTCGTTTCGAAATCAAAAACCTCTGCTGCTCGCAATTCGGTGCCGACGATCGAAAACGATGCGTTGTCCGTGTCACCTGATCCGGAGACCAAAGTAAACGTCAGCGTACCACCCACGTCCACATCCGTGGCCGATAGCGTTCCGACCGCATCGTTGATTGAATTATTTTCAGCGATTGTCGTGGACGATAAATTAATTGCCATTAGCCATTACTCAAAAAATGTGACGTTGAATTGTGTATCTGGTACCGAACCGCGATACGCGTGGATCGGGTGGCGGAGGATGTAGTAGATGGTTTGGATCATGGGTGGGTTACTTACTCTCATCATTGGGCGATGAAATCTTGATCGTTGCCTCCAAGCAACTCAATATAACCGATGCCGCAAATCCCGGCGTGCCTACCGATAACCCTGCAACAGCTACCCTCGCAGCCGGAATGAAGTTCTTACTGAGAAACCCACCCACGGAGCCAAATACAGACTTTGCCTTGGCCGCAAACGTCGATTTCTGTTCTTCCGTGGGCTCGTTACCTTCGGCCTCTGAAGCCTCCAATTCCTTGGCTTCCGCCATCAACTCTGCGGTGACTTTCAAAGCAGGCGGTTCGTCTAACGGGTTTGGCTCAACAATCGATTCTGGTTCACCTCGTGGGGCATCATTCACGGGCTCGATGTCGACTGTGGTTGTCCTTGCCTGCCTCACTTGCAATTCGGTCTCGAACAAGCCTGCAAGCGTGTTGATCGCATCAAGTCGCTTTGCGACTTGGTTTGCGCCGATGGTCTGATTCATCGCGAGCTTGTTGTCGCCAAACGCACTTTGGCCGCCACTGATATCGAAGTTGCCGAAATTGAAGTCAGGCATTACCGATCCTCTTCCTTGTGATTCATTTCGATCTCGTTGTTCCCGAACGCGTTTTGACCGCCGTTGATGTAATTGTTGGTCGTTTGCCTTTCACGCCGACAAAGCACAAACGTGAGCACCCTATCTCCTAGAACCGCTACCGAAGCTGATATCACGTAGACCCAACTGTTGTGCAATTCCAGCGCGTGTGCCGACATGCCGGATACGCCACCGCAGAAAATCCCAATCACAGCAGCAGAGATAAATCCGAGCACACCGCGTCGATTCGGGTACACGATGTTGGCCACCACTCCGGCCATAAATGAAATGATTGCGACGGCAAACCATGTGTAATCTCGCTGCATTCCAGGCACTCTAAAAATTCCTTTTACACAATGCGCAGAACTCACCCTTTCTGAGCAACTTGTTGGTGACGACATGGATGACCGTCGCGAGGATTCCGGAGAAGGCATGGAACGAAAGAAAGGCGTACATCCAAAAGTCGGCTGAAAACTTCCAATTGATGGTCGCCCACCACCCGATCCTGATTGCGATCTCGACAACACATAATGCAGTCGACAACGAGTTGATGATGTAGAGCCACGCGTCCCAACGCCCGTGCAGTACGTCCGACATGCGGAAGTCCTCGAAGAACTCGCCATGTCTATACATGGTCCAGAGGCCCGTTGTGACCGCGATGGCATGTATGAATATGACTATCAAATCGAGCTGCACGTTCTATCGCCTTCGCCAAAATCTTCGTTGGTTGTCTTGATCGTTCTCATCGTCCGCTTTCTGGTCGTCTGACCGCTCTTCATTGCGGTCCTGTTTGCGTTCTTTCCTGTCGTTCCAAAAATCGCTTATGGACTCTCGGAACCGTCCATCGAACGGCAAGATAGAACAGCTTTGGAATCGGAGGATAACGGTAGCGACCAAAATGACCGCTACCGCTATCAATACTCCACGGACCCAATTAGCCATGGCCTACCGCCTACGCCAGCCGAGCAGTCCGCGCCGCAATGGCTGATACGAATTGCTTGTGTTAGCCGTCGGGCATATTTGCTGGCCACTGACTGGATCGATGTAGCACGTGCCACTAGATACAGTCGGCTGGTACTGGACTTGGTATTGCGGTTGCACGATGGTCTGGACAGCACTTCTAACGGGCGTTCGGATCTCACGGCTAACTACCGGGGCATAGGACTGGACCGCCCCACCGGTGCTGCCATTGCCGACACTCGCAGTCTGGTAGCTCGAATAGGTCGACCCACTGCTTCCGCTTCCAGTGCTGTTGTAGCTCGCCATCGCGGGCGTGAATTTGGCTTTCAAGTCGCTGTGCTCGGCTTCCAACTTGGTCACCCGCGATGCAAGCCTCTTGATCGCTTCCGTGTTGGCGTCACAGTCACAATCGCAAACGTCGTAACTGCTTGTCGGCTCGCTCGCGGGAGTGCCGTAGCCGTCCAGCTGTGAGACGAACATCGGTAGGTCTACGGCTTCAAACGGGTTCTCAATCTCGGTGACTTCAGCCACCGATTGCTTGGGCTCATCGGACTTATCCGATGGCATGATGGCGTACCCGATTAGGGCAACAAACACCGATAAGATCAACTGTGGTTTCATAATCACTTTTCCTCAGGGTTCGAATTTGACTACGGGTTACACACCGAAGTCGTTAGTGGGATCAGGACGTACCGAAGTCCCGATGTACGTGTAGTGGTTTCCGGCACATGCGAATGCATCATCCATCGTGAATAACGCGTAGCCGGCTTCGCCCCAACCGCTGTTCGTTGGGCCATAGATCACGTCCTTGGACGGTCCCCATGAATTGCGATCGTCTGGGTGTACGATGTCTTGGCCACCCACGTACTTCGCTGAGTGGAAGACGTTGGCATGGTTGCCCGGTCCACGGCTAATCTGTGCATAGCCGTTTCTCAGTCGCATCCCGTTGTTGCCGACATGCCATGCGAAGACGACCGGCTGACGACGGGCTAGGGCAGATGCCAGTGCTCTGGCATAACCGGCCCGATCAAGAGGTGCTCGATACCATTCAAAGCCACGGAAGCGGCTCATCTCAGACATGGCTGCTTGCCATATGTCGGATGGAATATCTCGTTGACGGATCTTGAAGTGCGGAAATGCCTTGGTCATTCCACCGACTTGCACAAAGCGAGGTGCTACGCCTCGCTCAAGCAACTCGCGATAACCTTCGATCAGTGCACTGCCAGCATCGCGGCCACCGTTGACCCGCATATAAAGCTGGTCATCGGCAAGCGGAATGTGGGGTAGGCCCTGTTGCAGTCGAAGTTGATCCACTGCACCGACAACGGCGCTCGTGTTGCACTTTCCCACCGATGACTGATTGATCATGTAAGGTGCTAAATCACGCCGCGATTGTTTGTAATCGTAGTCCTTCAGCAGCTTTTCGATGTCGGGATCGTCGAGCATCATCGAGTCGGGATACTCTTCAACCGCGTTCATTAACGCCTTCTGATTGTCATCCGGCATTATCAGACCGGTCGAGAATTCAAAACCTTCTGGGTTCTTAAACGTGGCTAGTTCGCTCATTTCAAGCCCTCCAAATCAGCTATCGTTTTCGGGAATGAAATCACACTCTTAGGCGTCTGTAGGTCCTCGTACAGGATCGTGAACGGCGGACTGACTCCCTTGCTCTTGGCCCAATCGATCTTGTCTTTGACTTCGGGCAGGTCATCGTCGTAGTGGACGGCCCCGGCCATGTCATTGGCTTTCGCATAGACCTTCAACGCATCGAGCATCGACAGCGTCTTGGGCTCTAGCGGTTTGGTCTCCACCAGCGAATAGAAGCTGTAGCCAGACCAATCCGCATCGACCTCACGCCCATCGGATTCGTCGTCTTTTTTTTGGTCCTCACGTTCCTCTTGCTTGTCGCGGTCTTGCTTATCACCGCCACCCCAATCGGATCGATTCCACGCGAAGTAGCAAACCGCTGCGATGACGACGATCAGGATCAGATTGCTAAACCCGCCACCGCTGCTCTGTTTGCTTCCGCTTTCGTATAGGTAGTCGTCGCTCATTTCGCGGCCTCCTTACGCTTGGTAGGACTGGTCTGGCCTTCGAGTCGCTTGATCTCGGCAAACAACTTCTCCGCCTCATCAAGGCGCCCCTCTCGGATCTCGCGAGTCAGTAGCGTTACGGCCTTGGGTTTTCGCGTGAAATCGACCAATCGGTCTAGCTCATCTCTGCGACCCTCACTAGCGGCCTCGAACAGCGCATCTTTGAGTTCTTCCTTGCTGCCGGGCTCGGCTTTGGTCGCTGTGCGAGTCTCGGTATATCCGTCCACGAGGTCCGCAATACGTGCCCAGATCTTGGTCACCCACAGGACAACCGATGAACCAACGATCGCAAAGAACGATATCGCCATCTGGAAAAGGACCGGGACAATATCGATCGACTTCGGCTTTTCGGGGTCTTCCGGCACGAAGTAGTAATCACCGACCACGGACAGATTGCCGGTGAACAGAAATCGCAACAGGAGGAATACGGTGGTGATACCGATGGCAATGTGAAACCGCCGGTCTTGATACCAGGGCATAGTTCGAACCTTTGGATGGACATAAACACAACTTTCGTGCTGTCCAAAGTCCGGCCAGTCACCGACAACCGCAATATCGACGCCCTACCCGTTTATCGAATGCGTCTTCGTCGCACACTTCAAAGCAAGGTTGAAAATATGCCTTTCGGTCAACTTCGTTGGGTTCTTAAGCACTCTGGCTTTCCTGGCCAACTTGATGCAATTCTCTTCACGCCAATCACTTTTACCGTACAGCAGGACCCCGCAATGCTGAGGCACTTCCGATACCGGCACCATGCCTTCGGGGAACACAAACCAGAACTGGCGCGGCTTGGGACACAATATCCTGCGATTGATTCGGATCTCTTGAGACCGGGCGTAAGCAACATGCTTCTTGATCTTTGCCCCCCATTTGTAGGCTTTGCGGAAGTCTGCCTTGTAGTCTGCGACCGTCAGCTTGATCTCGAATTCCTGCCAATACATCGGCTTGCTCACCGTGAGTAAATCACTCTCCCACGGTGAATCAAGCATGTAGGTGTTCGTGCAGATCAAGCGACCGGGCCGACTCAGATACCGAATCAAAGCCCGTTCAATTTCTGTCGCGGTGATCAAAACGGCTTATCATCTTCAATGTGGACCGATGCTGGACTGCGAAGATTCGACCAAGACACCGTGCTGCTTCTGGCTACTGCGATAGCCTCGAGGACATAGAAATCCTGATCTGGGTTCAGCTTGGCCAGCCGACCAGCCTCATTCCGAGCAACCTCTTCAGTCGAATGCCGATGTGTTGGCACGCCACGACCTAACACCATCCAGAATTTATCTTGGTTACTCATTCTTCGACCACCAATTCGTAGTCGTATTCAGCAAGCTCGAACCTCTCAGTGCCTAACTCAACGATGGCCTTACCGTCGTGCATGACCATCGCATCGTATTTGTTGCCAGCCTCAATCGAGTACGATTCGCCGGTCATAAAGCTCAACGCTTGGATCTTCTTGACCTCACCGTTCGGCGTGTCCTTGACCTTCGGCTGCTCCTTGGCCGTCGATGGCATTTCTTCAATCAGCGATTCGATGCTCTTGCGTCCCAAACCCTTCACGTCTGGCAGACCCTTCGGATACTTCGGGTTGTTGCCGTTCGCGAGGTTCTGCAACTCAGCTAGATTCGTCACTCCCGTTGCTGCCAACGCGTTCTTGGACTTCATCGGGATAGCCATCAACATGATAAAGTCAGGCACCTTTAACTTGGGCTGGCTTTCAACAGCTGCCGATTCGTTGGCCACCGCTGGCGACTCATCATCCGGCCCAATCGATTCACCTTCTGCATCAATCGATTCACCATCGGGCAGATTCGCCTCGTCATCACCGTCGATCGATTCACCGTCACCGCCGATCGTCTCATCATCCGATGGATCATCGTCAAGCGAATCGAAATCATCTCCCTCGTCTTCATCACCTTCCTCATCATCCGTGCTGACGACACCGAAAGGAAGCATCTGCTGAGGATCGACCTTGGGCGGCCCGCTCTCGATCAGGTCATTCATCTTAGCCTGACGCAAATCCAACTCTGTCTTGGCATCTTTCAGCTCATCCTTGATGCCAGACACAACATCCTCTTGATAGCGGACTTTTGCCATAGCCGCTCTGATCTGCGTGATGTGGTCGTGATCTTGCTCCAACGCATCCAACGTACGCTGCGGGACTTCCACCAACACTGTTTGCTTAACTTCTGATTCTGCCGTCATGTTCCTGCTGCCTGCTACGAACCCAATTGGCCGGTGCAATCGCACACCCACCTGTCGTAGAGCTAGAAGCAAATCCAAGCAACATGTCACATCAACGAAACGGCATTTCGTATGTCGGGCTGAATATTTCGGTCCAACCTGTTGAACAGCGTCCAACTAACGCGGTGGCCATACTCATCACAATCATCGCGTGAAATCGACTTGATTTCGCCACGCTCGAACTTGTCCCAAAACCGCATCTCGCGATGCACTGGGAACGCATACGTCACCGCCTCTGCCGCTTTGGTCTTCAACTCGCGTGGGTTCCAATGGATAAGGAAAAACGCTACCACGCCGTAACTGGCCTTATCGAACATGTACTCCAGTTGATACCGCCGCGATTCCTTTTTGCCGCTGGTGTGCATTTGGTACTTCGAGAGCCCAAACGAATGGCCTGAGCAGGCCTTGCAATCAAACACGATCGGAACCGGCCCTTGCATGATGCCTTCGAAGTCAGGGCGAGATTGCTGGACCTGCCACCCGCTTGATGTGTAAAACGCTGCAACGCCACTCTTGCGAATATCGGCTACGCCCGCATCTCGATACTTATCCATCCGCTTCGAAACAACAGATTCAAATTCACTGCCGGTCAATTGCTTCTTGAAGATCGATTTCATCTCTTTCGTGTTCAATTTTGTGATCCTCGATCAACTCAGTAAATTCGAAACGGTCCATCCCCAAGTTGTAGGACACCTCACGTGGCCATTCGTCACCGCTTGATGAGACACACCATACATGGCCCTTGATGGTCGTCCGCGAGAGCATCCACAAAACATCTGCATGGCGATTCATCAACGGTGTCTCACCCCAGCACACAATCGCCTTGTCCACCCAGCCAGCTAGCCACCGCATCCACTGCATCGAACCGCCGGTAATCAATGACTCGCGTTCGTGCAAATCCTTGACCTGCTTGCATCTCGCTGTGAACAAGGAACAAACCGCCACGAACGATGCACCCATCCTGCGTGCATGGCGGTAGATCTGCTCTAACTCGCGATCCTTCTGAAAGCTATCGACATAGCCAGCCCGGGCATTGATGTAGAGAAGCTTCTGATTCCCAAGGGGTTCAGCAATGGCCTTCCATATCGCGTGCCGATGTCTGTCCTTACGATCCATCCCGACCACCACGCCAAAGGATTGGTCACCGTACGCCTTCCACGTCGATCGATCGAAGACGAAATCCCCCCAGTCTTCTCGCTTGTCGTCTGGGTGCCACAATCGCTGCCCTCGGCTGACCCGGGAACGCAACTCAGCAATCTTATCGGGGTGGCCGGGTGGGAAACTTACGGCACGTGGATCGACATTGGTTTCAAAACCAAGATCGTCTCCAAATACAGCCCGCCACTCTTGTAGAGTTGCGGGCATTTCAAGTGGACTTCGTTTATTCGTCACCCCTTAGGCACCCCAAAAACCCAAGCACATGCTTGAGCGAAAATCCTATTCGTGGGTGCCGCGAATCCTCATAAACTGCGATCAGGCAAGCGCGTTTTTGCGTCGGCTGGTATCGATAAATATGCCAGTGCGAATTGTCTTCGAACCGATATACCTTAGAGACCGCCATCAGCTTTTTTCGCTTCCTGAATTGCCTTGAGCTTTGCATGCACCCGTTTGAGCATCACGCCCCTTCCGTCTTCCCCTAGACTCTTTTCGCCGTTGATCGTCACACCTAATGACTTGAGTTCCGATTCCGTATCGGCCTCTCTGAGGATGTCATCAAAGTCCGCCTCCAGTGTCGAGACAGCTTGCTGATCGTCTTCGTCAACAACGTACTCCGCGTCTAACACGGTGGACAATTCGTCAAGATCGTCAACCGCAACTTGCCTTTTGTCTGGCGTAATGTCCTCCAACTCCTCAACGGTCTTAAAACCCATGCCGATTTCAGGTGCAGTCGTTCGAACCAAAAACGTTGCCGCCCGGTAGCGAAACATCTGCTCTGGCATGGTCTTCCATTTCGATCCGGCTTTTGCCGACCAGCCCTCGCCCTTGACCATCTTCCAGTCAACCTTGGTGCCTTCAATCAGATCGCCGGTAGCCCTCTCGGTGCAATAGGCCGTACACCCGTAGCTATCACCTTCACCATCGAACTTGTACCGAATTGCGGTGAAGTCCCCGCCTTGGTTGAAACACGCAATAAGAAACTGCGCGGACCAGCCTGGATTGCCATGCACGATGTAGAGATTCTGCATCACCATCAGCAAATCTACGTCCATTCGCTGCGCGATATTCATCGCGATCATCACACTTCCCGCTTGCAACTTGCCTTGATACTGCTTCGGGACCAAGCCACTTGTTGCGTACACCATCGCCTTGCGTTGGATTAGCTCAAACTTTGCCTCCTCTGCCATCACTGATTGCAATGCCATGCTTTCAGGCACTGCTAAATCGCGGGTTCGTTTCTTCTCCGGTGCTTTCGCTTCGGGATTCTCTGTCACTGTTGCCATCTCTATCTACCTTTCTTGATTCGGCGAGTCTTCCCCCGCCCGTTTTTAACCGACACCCAACTACCATCGGGCATCACCAAGCTCTCGTTGTCACCAAACAATCCGAGCACCTCATTGCGTCGTTTGTTGCGGGTTTTCTCCGCCTCACACAACATCTCTTCGGCGAAGAAATAGGATTCCACCAACTCCGACTCCGTGTCTTCTACGTGCTTTACCTGCCGCTCTACCGGACGATTGTTTTCACACAATGCCGAATAAGTGGCGTTGCTGCCATCTAGCTCCGGCTCAATGCGGTTCTCAACCGAATGCCAGAACTTTCGGTAAGCCACACTCATCTGGCTAATGATCTGCTCATGTCTCGGAACCGGAATGGTTAGCAAATCCATGCCGTTGAGTCCGACCAAATAACCCTGATCCCAGCCAGTGACAAGCAACTGATGCTGCACCTGAAGCGAGAACTTCAACGGGGCTTTGCCAGCCGCTTCGTCCCACTCCTTCTTTGCCACCCAGCTCGAAAGATTCTTGGCCTCCAAAACGCAGGGCTTGCCATCGACGATCGCAAACATGTCTAGCGATGCCGTCACATACGGCATGTCCGACGAAACCCGCATCGAGTGATCGGGGTCGAACTGCACTTCCCATCCGTGCGAAATCCGCGCTAGGTCCGCGATGTATTTCTCAGCAGCGTGACCCTTCGCAAACCGCTCTTGGGTCTGGTCATCGAATTCGACCTCTGATTGCCCCGTCTTGTCCAGCCACAACGTGTACCGGCTTTGAGTGGCATATCCGTGCCCAAGAATGGCACCCGCATCGGAAGAGCCAATCGAATTCTTGCGATTAGCCAACCACTCTTCACGGGTGGCAAATCTCAGCAGTTGATCATTATTCATGGATAGCTCCGGTGAACTTATCCACGTCCGTTGTGTTGAGCGAGACAAGCATTCTCGCTTCCTTCATTGGAACTTCGAGCGTCTTGCTCAAGAACAAGGTTGCCATCGACAATGCAAGGTGCATGCTGGCACCATCGGTGAACGGCTCGATGCGACGAATCTCTTGATTGATTTGATCGCTACGCATGCAAACCAAACTGATGATTCGCTTAAGCTCGTTAATGCCTTCGTTCCATGTGTAGCAACCGTCTTCTGGTTTGCCGCACAAAGCATGGAGCATGTCTGTGACATCCAGCTTCGTTGGCCAGTTTGAAACCGTCACAATATGCTTGTGATCTTCGGTCTCGAAAACCAGTGTTTTTATTATCCAAATCGCTTTAACTTGCATCGTCTCACCTCGGTTGAATCTTTCACTCAACTCAGTAGACGCAGTGGTTGGCCAGCGATTGCGCTTTCTCTCCTACGTGTCTTCGTACATGTATTTTTGCTCGAATGTCGTAGTCGCACCGTCCCATCGCATCGGGATATCGAACTGACCACCCTGGCGATATTTGAGGACCGACAATAGACGTTCGTCCTCTTCGCCCTCGTTGTGGATCGTCATCACCACGTCAGAATCCTGCTCGATCGATCCCGACCCCTTCAGCTCCCCAAGTGTCGGCTTCTTACCCTTGCCCTCACGATTCAACTGACAAAGCAAGATCACTGCTAGGTCCAGCTGCTCGGCCATCTCCTTGTCGATCACTCGCATATTGCTTGTGATCCGGTTCGATGAATCCATTCGCGAGTCCTCACCCTCAATGATCTGCAAGTAGTCGATCAAGACCACATCGATCTTGTGCTTCTGAATCATCGAACGCACTGCCGCCATAATCTGGCGTATCGATGCGCGAGGGGGCGAATAGATGTAGATCGGATAGTTCGAACCCTCTACGTGTGCCTCGAGCGTGTGCCAATCGTACTCATCAAGCGTCCCGTCTTTGATCCGCTTGGGATCCACATTCGGGCAACCCGATAGATGCCTCTCCGCTAATTCCGTGCTCGTCATTTCAAGCGAGACAACCAAGGTCTTGAATCCGTCCACTGCCAGATTGCTTACGATCTGCATCCCTAGTGCGGTCTTGCCTCCTCCGGGCCGTGCTGCGATTGTCATCAACCGGCCTTTCACGATCCCGCCTTCATGCTCGTCAAATCTCGGTATCCCGATGGCCATTCCTTTCTTACCTCCATCCTCCGATCGGGTCCGCAATTGCGTCAAGGCATCGACGCAAGCTTCCTTGAATGTCTTTACCTCGATCGACGCACGGGCCTCGATGTCGCTTAGCACCTTGTACGCCTGCCCAATTGTCTCGACAGCGGTATGGTTGCCAGACAAGGCCTTGCGAGTGATCGTGTTGGAGAGTTCGTACAGATCACGCTTCCTGGACAGCTCGATCAAGTCGATGGCAAACCCTACGGCGTTGGCGGCATTCGGGACGATGTTTGCCAACTTCGCTAGGAATTTCCCGTCGATTCCAAAATTGCCAAGACCTTGGTCTTTGATTCGCTTGAGGATAGCCACCATGTTAGTTGTCGCCACCCCGTCTTCGCGAGCCTCAACAAGCAACTCAAATAGTTTTCGATTCCCATCGTCATAGAAGTCATCGGCCCGAATCTGATCGATCACTTCATGGATGGCCGTTTCGTCGATAATCAGACATCCCAAAAACGCCTGCTCTGTGTTGGTGTCGATCAGTGCTTCGAATGGGTCTCGCTCGATCGGTCGTTCGTTTTGGTCGCTCATAGTGATTCCCTTCGACGATATGATTCCCAGCCGCATGTTAAGACCACCCCATTGTGGGCGATCCGATCACATGTTCGATGGCCGATAAGATCTTGAAACTGACTGACGTTGGTCGAGTTGGCGGTCATGACTACCGGCCTCATCTTGCGGTACCGGATATCGATGATCTGGTAAAGCATTCGAGCTTGGTAATCGGTTATCGCTCCCATCGATCTCGAGCCAAGTGGAACAGTCGGCGCAGGGTCGCTAATCCAAAGGATGTCACATTGAACATACTTCCGGATTATTTCTTGCTCGCTTGTCGACTCGCTATCCATCGAATCACGTAGCTCGGAATACAGCGATTCGCCGTCGGTCCATACCGTCGTGAAGCCTTGGGACGCAGCATCTCTCGCTATCGACATAGCTAGGTGATCCTTGCCCGTACCACATGGGCCAAGCAAGAGCACATTGACCCCATCGGGGACGTGGGTATCCAACCGGTCGCAATACTGCACCAGCATGTCGAAAATCTCTCGCTGATGTTCGTCGTAGATGTCGTAGGTCTTGAACGACACATCGTCAAATCGCCTACCTATTCGATGCCGAAGTTCATCGAACTTCAACGATGCCATTGCTTTCTTGTCTGCACTCATAGCTGCCTTTCAAAAAGTTGGCGCGTATTGCCCCTAAGGAACAGTACACACGGTCTAAAAACTACTTACGGGAAAGAGGCCCGTAACTAACGACCCCGGTCTTCAATGACGGGTCCCATTTCTCGCCCACGTTGGGCTTCTTGCGCAATTCGTCTTTCGCACGCTTCTCGTCCCAGCCATTCCATGCGTGCAAGGCCTTCCGCCAATCACTGACGCCCTCCCAGCCCTTCGCGTCCTTCGTTAGAAAGAACAGCTTGCCATCGGTGGTGATACTCTTACTTGCCTTGGCGTACCCCATGACTTCCTCCATCGTGGGTGCCTCATCGAAGGCCTCTAGCTGGGTAGCACGGGGCAAAATTGTCTGCCTCTGCCGTAATGCCTGCTCGATCATCTTCGGAATGCTGCTCGGCTTGCACCTTCCAAGGCGAGACAACTCCGCCTCCGCCTCAGCACCCGATAGCGGCACGCCTTTCTGATCCAAATTCTTGCACCATCGATTCCACGCCTCTCGATTCTTTGGGGTGTCGATCGACGCCGGCAAGGGAATGTCTTGCGCCGCATCGCAAAACATGGGCATTTGAACGTCTTTTCGGTTCCTCTCGGGTAATCGAGCAACCAGCGAGACAATGATCAGCTCGATCGCTCTTCGGGTACGAATCCTTCGATGCTCGCATGCCATTTCAATCGCGTGGATGAAGTCGCCATCTCCGAGAATCCCAAGATCCATCACCACACGATCGACCTCATCACGCCGATGAATCCGTCGCTTGGCCAGCGGCTTGATTTCATCTTCAGACAAGTTGTCATTCGATTGACCAACGTTTTTGTTGGTGGAGCCAAACTCTTCGGACAACTTGTCAAGCAACTTCCGCCTGTCGTCCTCGGACAACTTGTCAACCTGCCCCGTAACCGACGCATAGTCAGACGCCACGTCTTTAACCGCTGGCTTAGCTACCGGCTTGGGCGTCGGCTTAGGCGGACTGACCAAGACCTCTCGACTCTTTTCGATAACTTCCTTGGGTGACTTCGCGACCCTCAACTCCTTGTTGACCGCATCGACAGCCTTCTGCGGGGCCTCGGACAACTTGTCCGCCAGCTTCTTTTGACCCATCGACTTGAGAGCCTTAGTTACTTCCTCGCGTGCACCAGCTCGATTGGCCGTGCGGGTGCTGACCCCGTTCTCTCTCGCGATGTCCTCAACTGACTTGTCACCACGATTGGCTACCAGCTTGCCAAGCATGGCCTTGAAAACCGATGGAGTGAGATTCCGCCTGCCGACCTGAGTTGACTGCCGGAATGCGATAGCTTCATCGATCGAATCAAACCGCATCTTGTGGATTTTGAACGGCACCCCACACTGGCGAGCAATCTTGTACCGGGCATGACCGTCGACCATCGTGAGACGCTCACCGTCATCCCAAACCACAACCGCATCCCTCACGCCGTGGTTGCGAATCGAATCCTCGAGTTCGCCCCATTCTTCGACTCGCATCTCAACCAACGACTCTTTGATTCGAGTGTTGAAAACTATCTCAGCAGAGGGCTTGGCTTGGCTAATCACTTACTCGGTTCCTTTTCGATTCTTCGTAGTCGGACATCCTGCGGGGCAGCGATCGCGATCCGAACCCGGTTCTTAATCCGATGGAGATAGACTTCGCATTCATCTATCGCGACATTTATTGGACGCCGCCGATCAAGCGTTACCTCACTCGACCAGCTCATTCCTTTTCCCAACTCGTGGCCATTCACAACTGTAGGCGTGAATGCCTCGATCTGAATCAACGCCCGTCCGTCTTTGAAAGACTCGATCCACAAATTCCATTGCCCGATTGAGCAGAGGCCATGGAATTCAGGAAGATTGACGGCAAGCATGTGGGGCTCAGTTGTCGTGGAGGTCGTCGTATTCGTCGCTCAGAAACGGGTCGTAGTCATTGCCGGGGTCAGGCAGGTCGAACCCTGGCAGGTTCCGTTGCTGCATCTCGTTTTTTACAAACTGGATGTTGCGATAGACAAGACTCCGGAGCGGCTTAATATCGATCTGATGCTTCTCCGACAGCTCTTCGTAGCTCATGCCGTAAATCACCCGGTCAACGAAAACCGGCCTTGCGCGACGATTCATGCGGTCGATACAGTCGTGAATAAATTTCAACTGCTCTTTGTCGAAGACCCGCTGAACTTGCCTGTCTTCACTCGTCGGATGCGCGAACTCAAGCGAGGTATCTTCCTGCTCGATCGATCGCTTACGGCTTGCCTTGTGGCTCCGGATCTTGGACCGGACGGCATTGGCCGCGATGGTCATCACCCAGCGTTGAATCTCTTCGGTTGTTTCTGCCCTGCACCTCGGAAGTGCTGCATGGGCGTTCATGGCCGTGACCTGGAATAGGTCGTCGGTGTCCTCGCGATGCGAGATCTTACGAAGCTTGCCCACATATCGCCGGTGGAGCATCGATTTCATGCCGACTAGAATGACCGCTAATTCGTTGGATGTTGTCATCGGAACTGCCTTTTCGATTCGTGTTGAGAACCATGGGCAGACGGGCTAAGAGATTGCCCAGATACGCTTGAAAACGCTTTCTGATCTGCATTGCCTTCACTCCATCTATCCGTGGCTTGTGGCGAAAGCAAACAGAACGCTTGTCGCCGTCAGATGGGTGAAGTGTAGTGCTTTCGTAACGCCTACGCAAGTGGGTATACGATCTATTTTGGCGAGTTTGTTCCGTGTCTTTTGAAGAGGTTTGCGGTCTAGCTATGGAGTGGGTTAGTCGAGTGTTTTGCGTTTGCGAATGCCTTGGATGATGCCGATGATCTCGGTAAGCGACTTCTTGATTTGATCCCTAGGCGTTTCATCGACTGAGTTCTGACGCAGCTCGGCAAACTCCGTTCGCATCGCCTCAAGCTTCTCTTGCGCTTGCTTCAGTTTTTCTTCGTTTTCTTCCGAAAGTGGTTCTGGCATGGATCGTTCAACAATCAAAAAAGATATGTATTGCGGGTTTTCCGACGATGATGACCTGACCATCCAACAACAGCTGGCGTTGGAGCAGCATGGCTTGGCGGTGAACGAAATACGCAGAGCAAATGAGTCGCTAAAGAATCGCTGCCTAGCTACGGTCGGAGCGGCGTCGTTTGCATTATCGTTTGGTTCGATGCTCTCGATTGAGTCAAAGCAATTTGGATTGCTGACTTACCTATTGGCCACTCTGGCATGGGGGACTGCGGTAGCTATTGCTGTCGTAGCCGTGCGATCATGCATTCCGACAACTCACGATGTCGTCTTGCCGCCTACTGTCTCAGCGACATACAGGCACTACCTAGCGAAGGACATAAACGAGCTTTTTGATCAGGCAGTTGCAGACAGTTTGGTGATCTACAACAGCGAGAAAGAGACTGCCAAAGTGCTTTCACGGCGGCTATCCATCATGGTCGGCCTGCTGATTTCCTTCCTTATTCTGATTTTCGCACTATCAGCGATACCGGTAGCTAACCCGTAAATCTTGGCTAAGCTGACGGGATGACT